TAGTCCTTTTTTGTTATTACTCTTACATTATACACTAACCAACATAGAAAGCAAGCGAAATCGGCGCTTATTTTAAAAAAAATGCTCAATAAAATCAACACTTTAGCAATTATTTTCATTTTAATTTTGTCCGGCTGCTCTGGAAAAGTCAAAAATTGCGAAATATCGCCTGATTTAGAGCGAATCGGCGAATCAGCGTTAGAAAATCAGAAAAATTTGTCGGAAACTGAATTGCGAGCTGCCAAAATGCGTTGTGACTTCTAATATAAATAGTATTGTAATGAAAAACTGTCAAAATTGCGGACATGAGTGTCATTGTGGCATGACTTGTTATCAGGACTACAAAGATGGCGAAGGAAATGATATTACAATTGATTGTTGTAAAATTTGCCGACACGATTCGTATATTGACGAAGAAAAATATAATATAGAAAGTTAATATGAGTAAAATGAGATTATTTAAGTTTTGGAATGCAAACGGTGATGAAAAAGAAAAAGAAGCGATAAGTTTAAAGAAGGCTATACGGTCAGTACAATCCGACTTTAAAGACAGAATGATAAGTGTTGAGTATATCAGTAAAAAAGGTAAAGAAATGTGTCATAGCGTATTAATACCAATTGGTAGAAAAATAAGAGAAGCAATCTTATCAGAGAAAAAACGAGCAGAATTAAAAGCTAAGGAAAGATAAATGCCAGCAGTCAGTAGAAAAGGTGATAGTTTATCTACGGGACATATTTGTGCCAGTACGACAACTTTAGACACACCAGGTCAAGGTACTTGTTTTGCGAATAGTATATTAATTGCAAGAGTAAGTGACCCTACGGTATCACACCCTTTTCCACCAGCGCCACCTTGTGCGCCTCATGTAGCAAATGTAAATGTTGGTTCACCAAATGTATTTGTTGAGGGATTATCTGTTGCAAGAATAGGCGACAGTACAGATAGTGGCGCTATGACTAGTGGTTCTGGTAATGTTTTTGCAAACGGCTAGAAAAACCTTATAAATATTACCGATATGGCAATCTATGATTCACAAACACAAAGTAAAAGTACACGAAATTCCAGACCATTTAGGGATATTGACTTAGACTTTGATAGAAACGCAATTACAAATGATGTAAATGTGGTAGAAGATGTTATAGCTATTAAAAGGTCAGTTAGAAACTTAATTCAGACTAATTTCTACGAAAGACCTTTTCAACCAGAATTAGGTTGTGGTATAAGAGAGTTGTTATTTGAACCTTTTACACCTATGACTAAAGTTTTTTTACAAAGAAAAATAGAAGAAGTTTTGATTAACTACGAACCAAGAATACAATTACAAAATGTTGCTGTTGATGATGACCAAGATAATAATAGATTAGTTGTTGATATTTATTTTTATGTTGTTGGTGTACCAGGTCCACAACAAGTATCAACATTTTTACAAAGGGTAAGATAATAGATGTCCAACCATAAATTAGTAGTGTCAGATTATGATTTTGACGCAATCAAAACAAATTTAAAATCCTTTTTACAAGGTCAAACTCAGTTTCAAGACTACGACTTTGAAGGTAGTTCTTTAAATATACTTTTAGATATTCTATCTTACAACACTCACTATCTTGCTTACTTAGCAAACATGTCAACTAACGAGTTATATCTCGATAGTGCTGACATAAGAAATAATATTGTATCATTAGCAAAGATGATTGGTTATACACCATCATCACCAAGAGCACCTTTAGCTTCTATTGATGTTACATTAAATGCAGCTACAGGCACAAGTGTGACAATGAATAAAGGAACAGTTTTCACAACAACTGTAAATGATACTTCATATCAATATGTAACAAATTCAGATTTTACAATTACACCAGCTGCAGGTGTTTATAAGTTTTCTAATTTACCTATTTACGAAGGNACTTTAGTAACATTTAAATATACAGCTGACACTACAGATGTTGACCAAAAATTTATCATACCAAGTGCTAAGGCTGATACTTCTACTTTATTGGTAAAAGTTCAAAACAGTTCAAGTGATACTACAACAGAAACATATTCATTAGCGGGTGGTTATAATAATGTAACATCTACATCTAAAGTTTATTTTATACAAGAAGGTCAAGATGGTAAATACGAAATTTATTTTGGTGACGGTGTAAATGGTAGTTCATTAGATGACGGCAATATTGTTATCTTAGAATACATAGTTACAAACATTGAAGATTCAAATGGTGCAAGTTCATTTAGTTTATCAGGAAATATTGGTGGGTTTACAAATGTAACAATTTCAACTGTGTCAAGCGCTCAAGGTGGTGCAAATTCAGAAACAGATGAATCAATCAGATTAAATGCACCTTTACAATATGCAGCTCAAGACAGAGCTGTCACAACTACAGACTATGAAACTTTAGTGCAATCAATTTATCCAAATGCATTATCAGTTAGTGCATGGGGTGGTGAAGATGATGAAACACCAAGATACGGTATTGTTAAAATAGGTATTAAGGCTGCTTCAGGTTCAACACTTACAGAAACAACTAAACAAGATATTGTAAATAAACTTAGACCATATAATGTGGCTTCTGTATCTCCTCAAATTGTGGATCCAGAAACGACTTCGGTATTATTAACATCAACAGTTAAATATAATACTATAACTACAACTAAATCAAATGATACATTAAAATCCGAAATCATTACCGCTATCACAAATTACAATACAAATACTTTACAAAAGTTTGATTCAATTTACCGTCATTCTAAATTAACAGGTTTGATTGATAATGTAGATGTTAGTATTCTATCTAACATTACAACTATTAAAATTAGAAAATCTTTTACGCCAATATTATCATCTTCGGAAAAATATAATATCTATTTTAGAAATAGTTTATTTAATCCACATACGGGACATAATACGGCTGCAGGTGGTATTTTAAGTTCTACAGGTTTCAAAGTTACTGGTAGTGATTTCGAAATGTTTTTAGATGATGACGGACAAGGAAATATTAGAAGATATTACTTAGCTTCAGGTATTAGAACCTATGCGAATGATACACAAGGTACAATTGACTATGCAACAGGAGAAATTGCTTTGAATTCTTTAAATGTTGCCTCGATTTCAAATATTAGAGGTGCAACTTCAACAGTTGTTGAAATAACTGTTACACCTGATTCAAATGATATTGTTCCTGTAAGGGACCAAATTGTAGAAATAGATGTGACGAATTCAGGAATTACAGTTATAGCAGACACATTTGTAGGAGGCTCAGCTGATGCTGGTGTAGGCTACACAACAACATCAAGTTATTAATGACAAATGGCAAAATTTAATGATAAAATTTCAACAATACTTAACAGCCAACTTCCAGAGTTTGTCGTTGCTGACCACCCTAAGTTTGCCGAATTTCTTAAAGTCTATTATCAACTTTTAGAGTCAGCAGAATTATCTATAGACACGATTGAGGGTACAGATGGTATTCTACTTCAATCAGAAACCGGTCAATTAAACAATTTAATTTTAAACTCTAGTCGAAAAGACACAGCAAGAACATTACTTGACGCTGGGATAAAATACTTTTAGAAGAATCTACTTATGGTAAATTTACTAGAGGTGAAGTTGTAACAGGTCAAACATCAAAGGCAACAGCAACTGTTTTAGTTGAAGATATTGCCAACAATAGATTAATCATATCAGCACAAGATAAATTCATTGATACTGAGGTAATTGTAGGTGCAAGTTCAGGTGCTCAAGCAAATGTAACAAATTATAGACCTAATCCAGTAAATAATATTACAGATTTAATTAACTTTAGGGATCCTGACAGAGTTATTAATCATTTCTTAACTAACATGAGAGATGAGTTTCTGGCAACTTTACCAGAAAGTTTAGCTGCTGGTGTTGATAGAAGAAAATTAATTAAAAATATTAAATCACTTTATAGGTCAAAAGGTTCAGTTCGTGGCCATGAAATGTTTTTTAGAATATTATTTGGTGAAACTTCAGAAACAATTTATCCTAGAGAACAAATGCTTAAGGCATCCGATGGACAATTTGATTCATTAAAAGTATTAAGAGTTATTGCTACTGTAGGTGACGCAACTCTATTAGTAGGTAGAACAATAACTGGTCAAACTTCAAATGCAACTGCTATTATTGAAAATACATCTACTTTTCAAATTGGTGCTTCAACAGTTACACAATTAATTTTAAATGCAGATAGTATTAATGGAACATTCACAGTAGGTGAAGAAGTACAAGGTACAACAGCTGATTCAGATGACTACTTCATCAAAGCAAATGTTACAGGTATACCTGGTACAAAAAATATTACAAATGACGGTTCACTAAACTCAACAAGTGATACTATTACATTAACTGCTGGTGGTGAGGGTGCATTGTTTCAAATTGAAGACATTGGTCCTGGAAAGATTACAGAAATTGTAATTGATAATAAAGGTAC